TCCATGTCTGCTCGTTCTTAATTGAGCTGAAGTTACGCCTACTTGGTCAAAAAATGCGTTTTTGCCATTGATAGTTTCCACGTCAACAGAACCTCTTAATTTACTTCCCATTTGTTGAGAAAGCATAGTTACGTTTGAACTATATTGCTCTACAAAAGAAGTAGTTATATTTGAACTCATAATAAGTTCTCCTTTGGGTTATGTTAATGTTTATGTTAAAACGGCTGATTATCCTTGCGGGTCGAAACCTAGCTTTTACATCTTGTAGATGTTAGTCTTTCCTAATGTCTTTTGGGGTCTATCGATTATCCCAATATTTGAGCTATACTTGATTTTTCTTTTCTCGTAAAGCCAAAACTTCTTCTACTGCAAGTTTGTGATTAGGATGACTTTTATCCCAATACGCTGAACCTGGCATAGTTAATTCTCCAATTTCTTTTTCAAGTTGAGCTGGTGTTTGAAAAGTTGGCCCAGAGGATTGAGTAATATTATCCTCTCCCATTTTTCCCGCTAACTCTGCAAACGCTTTTATCATAATTGGATTGTCTCCAAGTTTAGTTCCATCTGCCATATTAGTATTAAACAATTCACTTGCGCCAACTGATTTAGCAAGATTAGCAGCTTGTGATATTTTTTGATCGAATGCTTGACCCCACTCTTTTTTAAGTTCACTAGAGCTAGCTTCTCTTGCTGCAACTGCTGTAGTTTCACTTTCTTGTAAAGATGCGGCTGTCATTTCATTATAAAACTTTACCATACCATTTGCTTGACCAGGAAGTAATCCAAGTTTATGCGCTTGATCTGAAAAGTTTTTTAAAGATGCTTCGTCTATTTTTTGATCTTCTGGTAAATCGTATTTATACCCAGCAGCATCCGCTGGTCTACCTAGTTTTTCATAAACTGCATCCCAATCTTTATCGGTAGCAAATTTATTTGGAACTGGTATTTTATCAGAGCCAACTAATTTTTGTGCATGAACATAAGATTTTGCTAAACCTTCTATATCTTTAATATTCTCTAAAGATTTATCAGCTCTTATTTCATCGGAAAGATTTGCTTTCCAATCTGTTATTACTGTCTCTGGTGTTAATGTTGTTGTTTGTGTTTCCGCAGACACTTGGCTTGTAGGCTCAACTGCTACCTGGTTTGTTTCGCTGCTCATTTATCCTCCATGGGTTTTTTATTAAGCATATTATTAATAAACAAGACTACTGATCTTGTTCCTTCTAAAAATGCACTTTCGTGACTATCGCCTTTAATATGAGACGTAGAATAAAAACTGCATCTTTTTTTTAAATCTTCCAAGACTTCTTTGCCTTCAGTAGAATTAAAAATTTGTTTATAATTAAGTTCTAGTTGTTTAAGTTCTTTACTGTCCACCTAGAGCCTTTAAAGCTGGCGCAACTTTGCCAGCACTTTCCGCTACTTGTTGTGCTTGTTGTAATTGCATTTGTTCCATTTCTTGTTGTTGTTTTTGTTGTTGTCTTTGTTGAACCTCTGCTTTAGATCTCATAATTTTTGCGGGTAAGCCTAACACTTCTTGTATGTGAGAAACTAAACCATCAATATCTATGTAATCAAAAACGGGAGCTATATTTTGCATTGAACCAAATATTTCTATTCCACGCATAACAGATGATAGCTCTTGGCTTTTTTGAGCTTTGGCTAATGGAGATACATATTCAATCTCTACATCTTGATCGCCAAGTTCTTCTGGTATTGGGGGAAGTTTATTATTTTTTAATAAAAGATTAAATGCTCTAGTAATTAGTGGCTGCAATAATTCAGATTGCAATCTACCTAACACGGGGCCAAGTAATCTCATTTTTTCTTCCGTTCTTTGCATAACTTCAGTAGCCGTCATGTTTGAGCCTTGGGTTGTCATTAACTGATCGACAAAGAAATTTTCTCTAATTGCTTTTCTTCTTTGATCTTCCATTGCTAAACCAAGTGGATTATTTGAGCCAATGTTTAAAGGTTCAATTCTTTCTCTAGTACCTGATCTATAAAAATTTAATCCGCCAGGCACAGTTCTAATGGGTAAAATAAATCCATCATCGGGAACCATTAGAGGTGGATCAATTTGTTTTTGAGCTGCTTTGATAGTTGTCTTAGACATTGTGTTTAACATCTTAGTATCTGGTAAAGCATTCATAGCTGGAGATCTGCCGTAGATTTCGTTTGATGAAGATTTTAAATAACGAGGAACTACATAAGGAAATTCTTTAAATCCACTTTCTCTTAATAGTGTGCCAGTTTTTTCGTGAACATGACAAGATACCCAATCCATATTTTTATTATTATCAGAACCCATTGGTGTCTCATTTGGGTAAACTGAATGAATAATTACAGCATCATCATAAGGAGCTTTTGCAATATCTGTTAAAATAGCTTGGGGTAAATCTGCGTCTGCATACATTGAAGGTATGTTTTTATTTTTAAGATGAAATCTTCTAGTTAAACTATCAACCATACCTTTACTATCTTCAGTAATAAATATTTCTGATATGTGTAAAGTTTTAAATCTTAAATCATCTTTCATATCATCTGTTATAAACATAGCGGATGTACCAAAGCATAACATTTCGTGGTAAAGTTCAAACACTTCTTGTTGGAAATTAGATCTAGCAAATACTTGCTGCATAATTTTTGCGCAACTCTCAAGCCATTCGTTAGCAGCATCATCGTCAGCTGCCATTTGATTTCTAAATTTTAAAACAAACCATGGAGAAATTGTATTCGTCAACATCCCATTTAAAGATGAGGCTAATAATTCTAATGCGTGTGTTGCAGTACCATCAAAAATTTGCTGATGACGTTTATCGCCTGGTGTATGCTTTTCAGTTATGTTTGCTTTTCTTGGTAAAAAATAATCTGCAAGTTCTTGCCAATGATCTTCCCAGGTACTTCTTTTAGCTTTAAGAGAATTGTATCTCTCTATTACCATTTTTGCTTTTGGATCTTGTGCCATTTATGCTCCTACCTTTTTCATTGCGATTTTATGTGATTTTGTAAAACTTGTTCCTTTGTTCATGGCTGTTTTCATTTCCTTCATATGTTTTTTTGAATGGTGTACGCTATGTTTTTTTAAAGTTGCTTGTTGTTTTGCGGTTATTGCCATCTATGCTCCCAATGTTCTTTTAGTTGTGTTTAAATTACTATCGCCTAAACCTTTGGCTTTTTGTAGAATTGTAGATTTTCTTCCTTTTTTATTATTGGCTAAAAGAGTTGCATCTGATGAATAACTTGATGATGCGTCTGTTGCTGTTGCTTGTGATACTTCCGCTGTAGTCGGTGCAACCACACCATTGTTTGTTACAATCCCAGATGATGCTACATTGGTTGAAAGAATAGGATTATAAATACTACTAGCATTTTGCATACTACTAGCATCACCTTCTTCTTTTGTACCGCCTTGACTTTGAGAATAATTAGACATTCTATCTGTGCCTAAACCTATTTCTACATTAGCTTCATTTTTTGCTTTACTTTTTGCTTTACTTTTTTGATAGCCTTTAACAACACCTCTAACAATAGAACCACCTATTCCACCACCTTTAATAAAATCTACAACTTTCTTTTTAGGAGTTGAATATTTATTTGCTGGCCCCGTATCTCCACCGCCACTGCTACTTGCTCCACCCATACTATCCTCCTAATAAAGTTTTTTTAGTTGTGATTTCATCATCTTCTAAACCATCAGCTGTTGTTAATATTGTTGAGCTTCTACCTTTTCTATTTCTTCTAATAGCAGCTCTTTTTTCTTTTACTTCCTCATCTCTTACTGGATCATCTACCTTGGGTGCTTCAACTATAACTGGTTTTTGTTCTGGTATAGCTGGCATCGCTGGTACACTTGGTATAAAAGGTTTAAAAATTTTTTCTACTACTCCACCCATAATTTATTTCTCCGTGTGTATTTCATAATTGTTTTCGGCTAATTTTTGTTCAGCCATTTTTTGTCTTGGTAATTCCGATAAAGATATAGCCATGTATCTTGCAGCATCGCAAGCGTGTGAACTAAAATCCTTAACGGGTTTTGCACTAAAAATTCTCATCTTATCGTTGTACTTACGATGATGATGTCTTAGCGCAGCTAATAATGGTTTTGTTGTATCAGCATCAAACCAGCATTTCGGCAGTACCATTTTTAAACTGTGAATGCCATCTTCTAATCCGAGTTTAGGCAGTACCCTAAATCTTATTCCTAATTGGTAAGCAATCTCTCGTCTTGTCTTACCATTGCTAAATTCTGTAACTTCAATATCGTGTGGCGCATAGTGTTCGCCATAAACATAATCTTTGTCTTTAATCATCTGAACATAATGAGGTAACCCTTCTCTATTATTTTCATAATAATCAATAACCATTATTTGATTTCCAATTTGTTGAAAAAAAATTATAGCGCAATTATCCCCGTACCCGAGATCCCATGTTGTATTAACTAGGAAAGCTGGATCGTAAGCTATTTTAGTTATCTGTTTATTATCTTCAATCTTCTGAATTATGTTTCCATAAATCGAGCCACTTATATTTGCAATCCAATCGCACTCAAATTCTTGTAAATATTTTGAATCCCCCATCTGAGCTTTAGCAGCGTCTAATTCTTCTTGATCGACTAATTTAGTCTCACTTGCTTTAGCAGTATAAGCCAACCATTTAGGATCCCCCAAAGCGTATTGGTATAGATCATAAAATATATTACTCACTCCTTGTGGAGTAGAAATAAAATAGGCAAATCCCTTTCTGTCAGAGATAGCGGGTCGCAAAATTTCGTTCCATAGTATCGGGTTCATCTGTGAACATTCATCGACACAAATTCCGTCAGCGTAAATTCCTCTAATACGATCTGGATCTTCTCCAGACATCAATGTTATTCTTGCGCCATTGGGGAAGTCGCATCTTAACTCGGTTTCGTTAAATGTCGTTCCTGGAATACAGCCAGCGTATTGCTTTA